CCCCATCAAGGCGCCTACCCGCTCAAAGAGCACACCGTCGCCACTCCCAACAGTCACCCCCACCCCGACTGAGGCACCGACAGCGCCGACCCTGTAGGAAGCCCCACACGCTTTTCAACGTCTTACCCTACAGCCTACACGATGAAAGCTCCACAGCGCCCCGCCTGTGCAGCCGCCAGCCGCAGCACCACAGTTTGGTGGGCAGAATTTTGCCGCACCCAAGGGCTTCCCGCCGCGTCAGTGATGCGTCCCGGCGGGGAGGCTACGGACCCCGGAAGGTGCCCCCCTTCCGGGGTCTTTTATTGAGGTAGTCCATGCTGTTCGTTGACCTTGAAACCCGGTCCCGCTGCGATCTGATAACAGCCGGTGCCCGGCGCTACGCCTTCGACCCTACGACCCAGATCACCACGGCGTGTTGGTATTTTCGTGGTACCCTGAAAACTGCTAGCACGGTATTCCCACAGCTTGGTAGCCATTCCATCAACGAACTCTACGCTGACTTGTATGCGTGTGACAAAATTGTCGCACATCATGCCGCGTTCGATATCAACGTCCTGATGGGACAGAACCCGTTCCTGTCCATCCCGGTGTCCAAGGTGTCCTGCACCATGGCGCGCGCGCAATCGCTATCGCTGCCGGGCGGGCTGGACAGCCTGTGCTCTACGCTGAACGTTCGCGGCAAAGACCCGCGTGGCCGCAAGCTGGTGCTGAAAACGTGCAAGCCATTCAAGGGTGTGTTCCACGAAAACATAGACGAATACCGCGAATTGCTGGCCTACAACGTGCAGGATGTTCACTGCCTCATGAGCATCCATCAGCTGCTGCCAGAACTTGGCCCGGAAGAGCAAGTCATATTCGAACGGTCATGGCGCAAGAACGATATCGGGCTGCCAATTGACATTGAGCTAGCAACAGCCATTGCCATGCGCCGCAGCCGGATTGAAATCGAAGCAGCCACAACGCTGCGCGAACTCACCGGCAACGTGGTGACAGAAATCACACAACGTGCCCGCATACTGAAGTGGGCTAACGAGTTTCCCCGCGCTGCCGGTCTGCCGGGTACCAAGAAACATGAAGTTGCTGAAGCCTTGGAAGATCAGGACTTGCACCCGGACGTGCGAATAATACTGGAAATCCTACAAGACAGCGGCGGCAGTGCTCCGATGAAAGCGCAGGCGCTACTGGACCGGCATGTCAACGGTTACTACAAGGACGCTACGCGATACTACGGTGCTCGCTCCGGTCGCGGTACATCCGAAGGCGCAAACCTGTTCAACATCGCGCGACCGTCTGGTAAGTATGAAGTCGAAGAGTTGATAAGAGGGTTGAAGGCAGGGTTCTCAACCTATGACAATACTGCACTCACAGATGCGCTACGCGGATGCATTGTTGCGCCGAACGGGTACGCGATTGTTGATAACGACCTGTCCAACGCAGAGTTACGTCTGGCCTTGTGGCAATCCAATGACCGTGAACGTCTTGCAATCCTCGCCAAACCAGATAGCGACATTTACATGCACAATGCCATTACCATGTGGCATTTGCCCGCAACTGCGACGAGGCATACGCACCCCAAAGAAAGATACAACGGAAAAACCATCACGCTAGGTGGCAACTACCAGCTTGGTTGGAAAACCTACAAGGCGCACATGCGCCGCATGGGAATGGCCGTTCCCGATGCAGTGGCGCAAGACACCATCAGGGATTACCGCTTGGTAAATCCATTGCTGACCCGCTTGTGGAATGATCTGAAGTCAGCGTTCTACAACTGCCTGTACGAACTGCCGGGCCGGATATTCTACGCTGGCAAGATCGCTTTGGTGAAAGATGGCACCACCATATGGATGACCCTGCCAAGCGGTCGCAGCATCCCACACTACTCCGTATTCGTTGGTGAAGATGGCAACATGGGTTTCTTCCGCGCAAAGTTTGGCGCGATGCTGCCGCAGAAAGTATTTGGCGGCAGCTTGCTGGAAATTTCTTGTCAGTCCATGACCCGCGACATCATTACCGCTTGCGAGTACGACATAGAGCGTGAAATGCCAGACACGATACTATTGCTAGACGTATACGATAGTGTTATTGCTATCGCACCTGTAGAAGTTGCCAAGCAACGGGAAGAACAGATGCGTGCAATCATGCGCCGTCCCCGGTCTTGGACTGAAGGGTTACCGCTTGATGCGGAAGGTTACTCTGGCCCTCGAATGAGGAAATAAAAATGGAAACTGAAATGGCTACTGCTGCTAAGAAGTTGATTGGTAAGCGTCCCAATGGCCGCCCGCTGATGTACCCGGACAAGACTATCGTTCGCATGCCCAAAGGATTTTTGGCGCGCGTCAATAACGCATTGCGGTCTGGTGAATATCAAGGCGACTTCATGCGTGTCGCAGTTGAAAGAGAACTGCGGGCAAGGCGCAAGTAATCACAAGCCGGGGATAAGTTTAGCTATGCCGGTGAAGATGTTGCCCAGAGCAGACCCGAATGAATTGCTCTGACCGGCAGCAGCAGTTGCTTCAGTCGAAGCAAGGCTTCCAAGAGCGCGAGCACCTTGTGCAAAGGTGCCTGCGGCGGCGGTGGCACCTTGCAAGCCCATGGCTTCCTGACCATACAGGTTCTGGTAAGAAGTTTCGCGCTGCGAGAAGTCTTGTTGCTGGCCGGTCGTAAAAGCTTTGTAGTGATCCAGCAAATCCTGATTGGCGATACCTTCGGCCATGGTGGTTTGAGCGCGTAGGTTGGCACCAGATAAAAGATTACCCTTGGCGGCTGCCGTATCGTTCTGCGCGGCGGCTGCGGTACTCATCAGGTATTTCGCACCTTCCGATGCGTTGTAGTTCTGCGCGAAGGCTTCGAAGTCAACCGGGTTCACATCAGAACTGATGCGTTGGCTGCCGATGTTTTGAGAAGCCGTTCCGGTACCCAATAAATCTTCAGCTACCGGTCCAAGGTAACTGGCACCGACCGCGTTGTACGGCATTACTTGTGCAGCACCGGCCCATGTATCGGCGTTAACGTTGTTCACGCCGCCCTGTATGGCGCTACCAACGTTGGACGCGCCAAACAGGTTGCCTATGAGGCTGCCGATGCCTTCGCCCAAGCCTGCCATGGCGTTGACTTCCTAGTTTGTATACACTAAGCTGGCTGAATGTATCAGAAAAAGCCATCATGACCAAACGCAGAGTAAGAGGTAACGAGACAGTCGTTGTATCGGCGCGTGTGAGCACCGCTATGGCGGCGCGTCTTGACTGGCTGGTAAGGAACCACGATGCCGTTGAAGATCGCGCCGAAGGCGTCAAAGAAGCCGTTGAAACATGGGTTAAAGCCCGCGAAAAAGAAGCCATCGCCCAAGGACTTTTCCCGCCAAATTTCTGAACACGAAGTTCATCTGCATTGCTGGCAATGGGTTCAGAATACTTATCCTGAACTGCTGATCTTCCACGTTCCGAATGGCGGCAACCGCAACATTGCAGAAGCGCAGAAGTTCAAGCGCATGGGTGTAGTGCCCGGTGTCGCTGACTTCCTGATGTTCTTGCCTACTTGTAACGTCGCCATCGAACTGAAAGACGAAGGTGGTAAGCAGTCAGATGCGCAGCGGCACTTTCAAAAACGTTGGGAGAAGCTAGGCCACAGGTATGAAGTTGCGCGGTCGCTAACTCACTTCCAAGAAATCATTGACAGCTACCACCATGCCAATCCGTGGCCTTGGCAATCATACAATGAGAACCCAAGCCCCTGAAACCTTGACATAGATATGCTTCGCCACCGTGTCAGAGAACCAGTCACCATCGACACCAAGACCGGCGGTGGGTGCAACAACCCCATTTAAAATTCGTGATCGGTTGGCAAGCGTAGCAATGGAGCTAGTGTTGGCGGCTATGTTAGCCGTATTGGTGGCGATGGCTGTCGTATTAGAGGTTATGCTTGCGCTATGGGACGTCAGCTGAAGTGCATGCGTTGTCAGCTGACTTGTATGTGCTGCTATGGCTGATGTGTTTACGCCGATGTCATTCGTATTATCGGCAACGTCTACGATCAGACTTGAAATCTGAATTGAATGTGTGGCGACAGTTGAAAGTAGGTGATCGTAACCCGGTATCGTGCCGGGTGCGATGCCGCCACCTTCCTGAATGAACGATGTCAGATCATGAAGCCACCGGTTAAACACCGGATCGTTCTGAGCGATGGGTGGCGGCGGTGGTACTCTTTTGATAGGAACGGCCATTGTGACCTTCATATGCGTGTGCGGCGAACCAGAAACGAGCGGAACACCATGCAGATTTGGAGCAACCCATACAACGAAGGCGATGCAGTTGTTTCAGACACCGACAAAGATAGAGGCACCGTTATTTCCGTGGAGCGAGACACCGTTACCATCCAATGGTCCAGCAACTTTTCCGTGGTCTACCCCTGCAACACAGACCGACTAAGAAAAGCCTATCCATGGGAACACTAGGCGACCGTGAGTTTGCCCGCAAGTTCATAAACGATAATTGCATTGCCAGAGTACCTGAAGGAAGCAAAGAACTTCCTTCCTACAAGAACCAAGGCAGTGGGTATTACAGATGGCAGTTCTACTTAAGGGCTGCACTGTTCAACCCCGTGATCCTAAACATCGCGGTCTTGGATTTCCTGTCCAGATATGAAGTACTGATTAAAGCTGGCGTCCTCCAGCTGTGCGGCGTTGAGAGTGCATCAACCCCATTACTCACCAGCATCGCAATCGCCTGCCACAATCGCGGCTATGGCGTGAATGTCTTTTCCATCAGGAAAGAACAGAAGCCTTACGGCAAAAGAAACTGGATCGAAGGAAAAGTTCAAGACAACAAGATAGCCATGCTGGTTGACGATCTTACTTCGACATCGCACAAGACCGCCATCCATGGTGCCACGGTCTTGCGCAACCACGCGATCCCGATTGCAGATCACATGTACGCCGTAGTTTTCAAATCGCACAAGCCGGAAAATAACAAGATCAAGTTGCTAGGCCGCGATACGACCGTCAGCTTTATGTTCAGCTTGAAAGACTTCAATCTGTACTTCAAATACCCTTGGGAACACTAAGTACCTTCGCTTACTTGAATGAAAAATTCGTCTACTTCAAACGGCGCTTTGGCACCCGCGTAAGACAGTCTGAACTGTCGGCGGCGCGTGGTGCCCATAGCTCGCGCGATAGCGCGGCGAATACCGGGTTCAGGCCACGTAATTTGTCGCAGTCCTTTCCAAGTAGTCTGGCGATCTTCCGACCACTCAAGCGTAAACGATCCAGCGTGTGGTCCCATGTAACTGGTGATGTCAACTTGATTGACAGCATGCCGGGCTTCCTGCATGCCAACCCACATAGTAGTGACAGACCGTTGTAGCTGTCCTGCTGGCTCACTGGCAGTGGACAGATCAAGTACACAAATCTCGCCGGTATCCAGACCAACGTAGCTTGTACCACCATCATGCTCCACGGCACATCTGCTGGCATGGTCCGCGCGTCCTAGCGTCTGACGGTACACCCACGTCATCGTTGAAATTGCCAACTCCACTGACCATGATCCTTCCAAGGTCAGCATGTAAAATTCGTCACCCCCTTGGGCGTACATGTATGCTGTCAGATTTTGAAGATTGATCTGTTGTAGCAGTAGGTCAACCCATCCCGGTGATACCGGCTGACCAGCTTGACCTTTCCCCATCCATACGCGGCGGTCCGTACCTACCCATATCGCCATGCCATGCATGCTGGCGAGCGTGCGACGTGCCGCCAGACCTACCTCGATCAGAGAGTTAGTGAACGGAGTGAAAGCAAAGTCAGCGCTGCCACCTTGGTCGTACCACATTTCAACAGACCGGGTACCGAACGGCCAGAACGTGCGACTGAGTGTTACCACGTCCAGTATGCCGTCTGCCCTTGCTTCAGCTACGGCGAATGCCAGCGCATCAACTGTGGCCGGTGCTAACGGATTGGATGTATACATTTTATCGGACTGATTGGCGTAAACGTTAGACGCGCCAGCCCATACTGTGTAGTTGTCCAGCACACATACCGATGTAGGATCGAAGTTAATGGTTCCTTGTAAGTTGGCAAAGACAACACCGCTGCCTTGTGTTGCCGTGTAGCCTGATCCAAAACCACCACCGCCAAGACCGTTCGTAGCGATAACTAGACAGGTACGATCTTCTGCCATGCGTATGATCGGCGGATCGCCAACAGTTACACTACCGGCATAGACAGGCGAAAAACTTTCAACGAGATAATAGATACTGCCATCCGCATGACCGGACCAGATTGTACCGACTGCGTGACACAACACGATGCAAGGTGATGATGTTGGCTTGCTTCTTTGCGTCAGACCGGGTGAGCCTATAAGGCGTGTTCGCGCCAGCTTCTGTTCTTCCTGCTTGCGTACAACGACGCGACAGTTCAGCAGCTTTGCTGCGCCTTGGTCCTGATTAAGTGGATCGGCAAAGGAGCTAAAGATGTCAAGTGCTGGCATTTCATGACCTCACGAACCGAAGCCATTGCTGCCCTTTGGCCCAGTCACGCCAGCGACGATCTGCTGCTTCGCTGTCAGCGAGCACGGCACCCAAGACTTGCGGGTTGCGTCCATAGGTACCGAAGATGCGACGGCCTAGCATCAGCGTTATGTCATGAATGCCTTCCGGCGGCAGACCTACTACGTCACTGCCGTCTGCGGATGTTAGTGCGCCGATA